AACTACGTTTCCAGCCGCGTCTCGATGCCGAAAGAAGAGCAGTGGTTACTCCAGCTCTTGCGCATTGAAGACCTGCTTTACAAGGCAAACACGCGGCTAGAGCACAGCCGGTTCATGGAAGACTTTGAGCATGTGCTCAAGATTCTGGACCGCATTGAGGCCCTCCAGAGCCTGAACTTCTCCCGCAAGGAAGTCGCTGAGGCTGAAGCTGAGAAGCTGCACCGGCTGCAGGCAGAGCAGCTCATAAGCATTCTGGAAATGTCCCGTCTGATGATGAAGGGCATGATCGAAGAGGCTTTCGAGAACAAGACGCTGAAGGCCGCAAAGTCTGCTCTCCTGCATGACTTGGGAGAATACACCGATAAAGCCCTTGAAAGGCTGGATACCGTTGAAGAATAAAGAACAAGAGCTGTGTGCTCTACTTGACCTGACATTTGACAATTTCCCCGCAAGGCCGGATTTCGCCGCAATTCGTGAAATGGCATACCTTTCAAAGCACTCGAGCTGGCTAATTACCGAATTACTCAAGGCCATGTGGCTTTACAACGAAGACCCGTCAGCTTTTGACGAATATGTATGGAGCATTACCAATGCGGGTGCTTAGTCAAGCTGTAATTGCTCAGGCAAAAACCAATCAGCAGTCTCTCAAGCTCCGTGAGCTCTACAAGCACGATATCAAGCTGTGGGCCAAGGACAAGCTGAAGATTCACCTGTGGAGCAAGCAGGTTGAAATTGCTGAGTCGCTCGTGAAGAACAAGAAAACAGCGGTCAAGTCCTGTCACGGCTCTGGCAAGTCCTACTTTGCGTCCGTCGTGGTTGCTTGGTGGGTGGACACACGCTACGGCACTGAGGCTGTGGTGGTGTCAACAGCTCCCACCTATGAGCAGGTCAACAAGATTCTCTGGCGCTACATACGGCAGCACTGGGGCAAGCACAAGCTCATGGGCCACGTGACGCAGACGGATGAGTGGAAAGACGCCAAGGGAGAACCTGTGGCGTGGGGCAGGAAGCCCGCTGACACGAACACACAGGGTTTTCAGGGTGTTCACTCCAGCGGTGGTGTGCTCGTTGTCATTGATGAGGCGTGTGGCATCAACCAGACCCTTTTCACTGGTGTAGAGGCCATTACGACGGGTAACAAGGACCGTATTCTGGCAATCGCCAACCCTGATATCCCCACCAGCGAGTTTGGCCGGATTTTCCTCAAAGATGACCCATCGTGGCACAAAATCACTATTTCGGCCTTTGATACACCAAACTTCACTGAAGAGAAGCATGACATGCCTCCAGAAGCGTTGGATGGCCTTGTCTCCCCGGACTGGGTAGAAGAGAAGAAGCGCTCATGGGGAGAGGATTCCCCGCGCTACAAGTCCAAGGTGCTCGGTGAATTCACCACTGAGGGTGGGCGCAGCCTCTTCACAATGGAAACCATCATGCGCGGCCACGCTATGGAGGTTGTGCCCTCCGTGGAGACACGTCCTGTACTGGGTGTTGACGTTGCACGGTTCGGTGATGACTACACGGTGGTCTACAAGTACCATGACGGTCAGCTCAGGCTGCTGGACAAATGGAACAAGACAAGCACAGTGGTCACGGCTCAGAAGATCGTGGAGCTCGCTTGGGAAGAGAACGCTTCAGAAGTTCGCATTGACGGTGTTGGTCTTGGTGGTCCTGTGGTGGATATGGTTGCTGACCAATCCGATAACCGCTTTGAGACTATCGGCCTGATCGGTAACGAGTCCAGTCCTGATATCGACAAATGGGTGAACGCTCGCGCGTACTGGTACGACGACATGCGGGAACGTATGTTTACCGGCAAGATAGACGCAGACATTGAAGACAAGTTCCTCGAGGACGAACTTGGCGATCTTGAATACTTCTTTGGCAAGCGCGGTAACCTGCAGATCGAATCGAAAGACGACATTATCAAGCGCCGTGGGAAGTCTCCTGACTTCGCTGACGCAGCCTGCTATGCGTGTGCTCAGATCGGTGTCAATCCTGAAGACCCTATTTCTAAGCTGACGCCGGGGCAGGAATACAGTCTGGGCTTTGAAGACATGTTGTATAGCTGGGAAACAGTCATCAGCCCTCTGTGATAAGGTGATTAGAGACACCCGTCCCCTCTGCTGGCTAGCAAGGGGCGGGTTTTCTTTTGCCCTTTTTTGACTGATGTAGACTTGACAATAAGCCATTTATCGTATAGGAGCTAAGTTGACAACGCTAGCTGAAGTCAAGCAGAGCGCAGAGATTGCACGCTTGCAGGAATCAAACAATGCACTCTCCAGCTCTGTGGAGATGCTGCAGGAGTCGTTTGCCGACGCCATGCTTGCTCTTGATGACGTAGGCTGGCGTCCTCTTGGTGCTGAGGAAAACGCGGCGGAAATCCGTCTCGAGACGGTCAAAAACATTGCTCAGACCACGCGCGGGCTCGTTGCCATCAACCCTATGATCAAGCGCGGTGTCGCCGTACGTACCACCTATATCTGGGGTGAGGGTGTCAAATTCCAAGGTCTGGATGAGAAAGACCCCATCCTCACTGACCGGAACAACAAGAAATTCTTCTTCTCCCCTCAAGCACACGCAGAGCTGGAAGCGGTCATGGCCACTGACGGCAACCTCTTCACGCTGATTACCAAGCCCGGTGGAGGTCGTCGCCGGTTGAGCGATACCGGAGCCGGTGTAGCCAAGCTCACGCGAGTGCCCATGCGGGAAATCACCGGCACCGTCAGTAACCCTGCCAACACTGAAGACGTGTGGTTCTACAAGCGCGAATTCAAGATCACGCGCGAGAGCTACGCCACAGGACAGGTCACTGAGCAAGACGTGATTGCATGGTTCCCCGCTGACGATTACGACGTGGAGAACGGCAAGCCGTTCACCATTCAGGGTAAGCCTGTCGTTTGGAATTCCGCTATCCTTCACAACACTGCCAACAAGCAGGTTGGCTGGAAGTGGGGAGCCCCTGACCTCATGTCCGTTATCTTCTGGACAAAGGCTTACAAAGAATTCCTCGAGAACTCTGCCACGCTGGTCAAGGCATACTCCCGTTTCGCCTTCAAGATCACAGCGCCTACTGCTGGCGGTGTGAAGGGTGCGGCAACAAAGGTGGCACAGCAGCCTACGCGCGATCCACTCACAGGTGAGCACCAGAGTGTAGGCGGTACGGCACTGATGGGCATGGGTACCACCATGAGCACCATTGGCCGTACAGGCGGCTCGGTGGACTTCAACGCCGGTCTTCCGCTGGCCGCAATGGTTGCTGCAGGGCTCGAAATTCCCCTGACCACCATCACGTCTGACTCTGGCTCTTCCAACCGCTCTGCTGCAGAGACTCTGGAAGCTCCCACGATGAAGGCCATGAAGGCACGTCAGCAGCTCTGGGGTGGATTCTTTGAGCGTCTCTTCCATTATCTTGGCAAAGAAGACGTGAAGTGCATCTGGGGCAAGATTGATCTTGGTGACCTTCTCCGCAACCTGCAGGCTATCGCTGCAGTCACTCCACTGAATGTGCTCCACGCTGAAGAGGTACGCGCGTTTGTTGAGACGGTCCTCGAGCTGCAGAGCGACAAGGGCTTGCCAACTGAGGAACAGCTCGGGCTTGTCTCGCCAGTCAACACCGCAATGGGTAAGGCTGCACTGAAGACAGCGCAGAATCCTCCAGCGCCGGTAGTGGCAGGGGCTCCCGGAAAACCGGGAGCAACCAAGCCGGGCACCACTCCGCAGAAGACAGTCAAGAAAGCTCAGTCCAACGCACCATCCTACGGAGACAATTCCTCCCGTAAAGCACAAGGGCAGCATAAAGCCTCACAAGGCAGGAACGGCTAGCATTTAGGAAGAGCCCCTCGCAAGAGGGGCTTTTTCTTTTGCCTTACCACACGTCTGCTAATATGTAAAGTAGAGATTAGGAGCGTGACTATATGACTATTGCTCAGCTTGCAGAAGTGCAGCTAAACAATTTGTCTGAGGCTTCCAAAACCGGCAAGTCGTGGAAAATCAAGATCATTGAAGGTGATCGTCAGGGTTCTTCTGCGTACTACCCAAAGGAAGCACTGGAAAAGGGAGTACACCTTTTCAAAAAGGGTACACGGATTTACCTGAACCACCCAAGCTCTGAAGAAAAATGGAGCCAACCGGAACGCCGCGCTCAGGACATTATTGGTGTCCTAGCTGAAGATGCCACATTCGATGGCAAAGACATTATCGGTGATGCTGAATTCTTTGAAGAGCATCAGTCCTTTATCAAGTCCCGCGCTGAAAAAGGTGTGATTGCAATGTCAATCCGCGCTGAAGGTCAGATGGTAGAGACTGCCAAGGGTCTGGAGCTCGCTGAGTTTACCGCCGTTCACTCCGTGGACGTGGTAACAGTTGGTGGCGCTGGTGGCGGTTTTGAAAAGCTGCTTGAGTCCGCTCGCAATGAAAATCAATCTGCTGCTCAACGGTTTGCAGAAGCACAGGAAGAGGAAACTGAATTGGAACTCCCTAAGGAATTTCTGAACGCGCTTGAGGGACTGACCAACGGTGTCAACGCTCTCAACGAATCGCTGGCCGATGAAAAGAAGGCTCGTGAAGACAAGGCTCTGGCTGAAGCCGCTGCTCTCGAGGAAGCTGGCAAGCCCAAGGCTGCTACCGCTGCTGAGATTGCGTCTGCTCTGGTCGAAGCCAAGCTCTCTGACAAGGCTCGCGCTCGTGTGCTCTCTGCTGTTGAAGCTGGTACCGATCTGACTGAGGCTGTCAAGGCTGAGAAGGACATTGCCGCTGAGTATCTCGCGGAAGCCGCAGCGAACACTGGCGGCGGGCACGTCAACGATGAGACTTCCCTCACGGAAGCTCAGCAGCTCGAGAAGGCTTTTTCCGGTATCTACGGTAAATAGGCGGTGATCCTGTCTCCCTAGAGCACAAGGGGCACCGCTGAGAAGCAGCGCAATGTGCTGTTGGGGCAGGTACTTTCTAGGGTGCCTGCCCCCAAAATTCTTTATCACGCTTCTATTGACAACAGCGTGATACTATGATAAGTAGAAACGAAAGGAGCCTACAGTGGCTTTGAACGAGATTTTCAAGGAAGGTAACCACCTTTCCGCGCCTGTGGCTGACACCGTGCGCTCTGGTGACCCTCTCCGTATCGGCATCCTGAACGCTGTTGCTGAAACCGATCCCGGTGGAACGACTGACAGCCAGAACGTCATCAATGGCGTGTCTCAGCCCACTGGAGGCATCGGTAACGCTGTAGGCAACACCTCCGTCTCCCACGTCGGTGTGTGGCGACTTCAGGTCGCTGGAGCACTCGCTGGCTACGGTACCCCTGTCTACATCAAGACTGACGGCACCCTCACGGCAACCGCAACTGGCGCATTCCTGTTCGGCGCTGCAATCCGCGCCAAGGGAACCGGCACTGGTGACGCAATCGTCAAGGTGCTGCAGCCCGGCCAAGTAACTGCGAACGCGTAAGGACGCCTAAGACAATGACTATCAACGCAATCCTTGAGGCCGCAAAGGTCTTTGAAGATGCCATTGCCGGTGACTACCGCGCTCGTGGCCGTATCAAGCAGATTGTCTCTGAGGGCTACGTCCTCAACGAAGCAATCTCCACTTCCGATCTTGCCCGCACGTTTGCTTACGCAAACTCTGCTGAGCTCCTGAAGCAGTACGCTGGCCTGCCCACCACGTGGACTCAGTTCGCCAAGCGCGACGTGTTTGAGGACTTCAAGCCGAAGCGCAAGAAGGAATTCCTCTTCAACGGTCAGATTGACCTTGATGAGAACGGTGGCCACCCAACGGCGGTTCACTCCCTGCCTGTCGTGCCGGAACTCACCGAGTACCCTCCATTCCGGTGGAGCACTTCTGAGAAGGGTCTGACACTCCTGAAGAAGGGTGCTCGCATCCCGTTCTCGTGGGAAGACGTTATCAACGACGACTGGGGCTTCATTGCTTCCCTCCCCGGCGAGATGGCAAAGATTGCCAAGACGACTGAAGAGACTTCTGCGCTCGATGTGCTGGTCAACGTTGCTGGCATCAATGCCGACACGTTCAACTCTGGCAACGGCAACGCTCTGGGCACCACCGGCACGTCCGGTACCCGCTACAAGCTGAGCCTCAACGCTCTGGAATTCGCCAAGCGTGAAGTCCGCTCGCGTATCGTCAACGGCAACTACGTCACGGTCACCAAGTTCGCTCTGGTTGTTCCGACGAACCTGCAGACCACTGCAGAGCGTATCCTCGCTCTGGGTGAGCTGAAGGTCACTGACGGTGACCTCACGTACACCACGTCTGCCACCAACTCTGATGTGGTTCTGGTTGTCAACGACTACCTGACTCAGATCAACAAGAGTGCCAACGCTGGTACCACGTGGTTCCTCGTACCGCTCGGCGGCAACGACGGTGTACGTGACTCCATCGTTGTGAACTTCCTTCGCAACCACGAAGCTCCTGAATTCCGGCAGTCCGGTAACACCGGCCAGTACCTTGGCGGCGGTGTTGTTCCTTCCCTCGAGGGCTCGCTCCTGAATGACGACATTGAATACCGTGTCCGTCACGTCGTGGCTGGTGGCTTCTGGTTCGGTGCGTCCATGTACGCATCCACTGGCGAGTCCAACGCAGCAGCTCCAGCCTACTTGGTTCCCGTAGCCTAGTAGTCAACTGAAGACCCCCGCTCACAAGGCGGGGGTTTTCTCGTGTGATAGTATGGTTCTTACGTGGTTCTGAGCGCGAGTCTTTACTTCCTTTCAGCTCGCTTTTGCTCCCGCGAACAAGCCCCTCCTGACTCTCCACAGGAGGGGCTTTTCTTTGTCTACTTGACTATGCTGTAAACTTGTGATATGGCCAATACCTATCCCCCTGAGTACACCACGCCGCTGGGACAGCTCCGCGCTCTCGTTTCACAGACCGAGCAGTACGTTGACCCTGCCAACCCTGACGCTGACCCTGACTACCTCATGTCGGACGGTCTGCTACAGTCCTTCCTTGTCATCAACCATGACAAGCTCTACGGTGCTGCCGCTGACGCGCTTCTGGCTCTTGCCGCCAACGAAGCTCTGGTGTCCAAGAAAATCCGCACTGAGGACTTGAGCACAGACGGCTCCGTGATTGCCAACTCACTGAGGCAGGTTGCTCAGGAGTACCGCAAGCGTCAGGAAGATGAAGACGCTGAGGATGCTGCTCTGGAAGCATTCGAGCTTGTGGACTTCACAAGCTACCCGTCGAATTGGCCACTACGATGATCGGCGGTGCGCTGCATCCAGCGTTCGCATTCCACCACAGGAACACGGTCAACTCCACGCACATAGCGCGTGTGCTGATTGAGCGTGTCATCTCGCGCGGTACATACAATCCTGATACTGACACGGTAGATGGTGGGGAGACTCTCGAGGTCTACCTAGGCAGGGCTCGGCTGCAGAAGGTTGCCTTCCCTACCAACCGTGACTTTGTTGAAGACGCGGCAAAGTTCCAGCGTATGCGTGTGGCTGTGGGCTTCTCTGAGAATGAGCTTGAGAACGGTACTGACTTTGACCTCCACATCAATGACAGGATCAAGGTTCTCCTGAACAAGTCTGACCCTTCCAAGGTGGGGAGCTTCTACTACGTTCACGGTGACGAGTCAAGCAGCAATGCTTGGGAGCGAGTCATCACAGCACAGACCAACATGAAGCAGGCGTAATGGCTGGAGTTGAGGGGCGTGTGCAGTTGCGAAGGAGCCTTCTCAACTTCACCAAGCAGGCCAAGGTAGAGGTAAAGAAAGAAGCAGTGGACTCTGTGCTAATTGCTGGCATCATTGCCAAGAATGTTGGTCAGAGCACGATTGCCACCACGCCATCTGACTTGTCAATTGAGCCCAAGGATAACCGTATCTGGACTGGCGCAATGTACGAAGACTTTGACGCTGAGGTGGATCAGAAGGGTAATCGAATCACCTTGAAGATTGGCTGGATTCGGAAGAAGCGGAAATACTACACGGTGCAGGAATACGGTGGAGTGGTCAAGACAAGGCGTGGCCCAATTACCGTGACCGCAATGCACGCAATCACAAATGCAACAATGGCCGCACAAAGGCACTTGGACAATAAGGGAATCAAGTAATGGGACTCGTTGAAAGTCAGAATCAAATTCTTGCTCTGCTCAGGGCTCTGCCTAATCTCACCGTGCACGATGATGAGGTGGCAGATGAGGTCACCGTAGATATTGTTCCCGGCTCCGATCAGATCAGGCCATTCCTCACCGTGTCATTCGGTGGAGCGGTGGAGGTACCTCTCCGCTTGAACGGAATTGCTGGAGCAGCAAAGGATTCAGCGGAATCCACCATTGTGATTCAGGCAGTTGCAAGCACAGCCGGTGGCGCACGCAACACAATGCAACGGGCGCGTGATGTGCTGCTGGGATTCAAGCCAACCAATTGTGGGGAAATCCGCAACGCATTGTTCGGGGGTACTGGCAAGCTCAGTCACTTGGGTAACCCAACTCGCTACGCATCCAACCAGTCATTCAGGTTCTATCAGAATGCAGAATAACCTTCCATGCTAACATTGAAGGTAGAAGAAAACAAGGAGTTGACAAGTGACTGAAAAAGTGCTAGCAGTCCACAAGGTCACAGGACTGATTACTTTAGTCCTCCCAAGTGAGATTGAAGCGATTCCAGCATTGGAACTTGCATCAGAGCGGCAGATCAAAGCTGCACAGGAAAAGCGAGAGACTGAAGTGTACGGGGCTCCCATCAAGCGGGGCAAAATCCCAGAGGCTCCAGTCGCTCCCGAAACGGAAGACAAAACAGTGACCTCTAAGGATGGTGCCGACAATGGCTAAAATGATGAGTCCTAACACGACTATCTGGTGGGTACCTGAGAGCGTTAGCTGGAACCCCCTTCTGCCTTCTGCTGCTCTGCTGACCAACGCTCGCAACATTTCGTGCGCTATCGTGACGGGTTACACCCTGAACGCTACCGATTCGGATACCGACGACAGCACCAGCATTTGCGACGGCGCAAACGTTGAAGTACCGACGTACTACAACTATGAAGCCAACATCACGTTCTTCCGTGATGCAGACGTTGAAGACACGCTCTCTGACTACAGCAAGGCGTTTGCCTTCTTCAAGGCTGGCCGCGCTGGTGGTTACCTTGTGCGGCGACTGGGCTACCTGTCCAACGTTACGGCTGCTGCAGGGCAGGCGGTCAGTTCCTACAAGGTTCTGTCTGACTACCCTCAGGACGTTGTAGAAGACGGCGGCCCAATCGAATTCACCGTTCCATTCCTCCCTCAGGGACGCATGGAACTCAACAAGACGCTTGTAGCGTAAGGGGGTATATCCAGTGGCAAAAATGATGAGCCCTAACACCACTATTCTGTGGGTACCGCTCGGCGGCATTCTCGATCCAGACGCGCCTACGGTTGCTGAACTGACGGCGGGAATCAACATTTCCGCAGCCATCGTGACCGGCTACACGCTGGGTGCCACGGATTCCGACACTGACGATAGCAAGACTATCGTTGATGAAGGTAACGTGTCTACCCCAACGTTCGGCAATTACGAAGGTAACCTGTCGATCTTCCGTGATGGTGTAGGCGACACGCCTACGGTCTTCACCACGGCCTACAACCTGTTCAAGTCTGGCCGCGTTGAAGGTTACCTTGTCTCCCGTCAGGGTTACAAGCACACCGCAGCATTTGAAGCAGATCAGCTTGTCTCGGTCTTCCGCTTCATCTCTGACTTCCAGCAGGACATTGAAGGTGACGGTGGCGCTCCGATTCAGGCCACCATCCCGTTCCGTCCCCAAGGGGTTATGGCAATAAACGTGCCAGTAGCTGCATAAAAATAAAAAAGAAGAAAGCCTATCATCCGAAAGGATGGTAGGCTTTTTTCATGCGCAAAAGTCCTGTGGTCGATCAGACAGCCAGATTCTTTTCAAAGGTACACTCAGGCGGTGTGTGCTGGGAGTGGGAAGGCTCGCTCACGCCTGATGGTTATGGCAGACATTGGATCGACCGCAAGGGTCCACTAGCACACCGCTGGGTATGGGAACACTTGGTTGGTCCTATCCCTGAAGGTTATGAAATAGACCACCTTTGCTTCAACCGTAAATGTGTCAACCCCGATCATCTAGAGCCTGTCACAGGTGAAGTAAACAGGTCACGCATTATGAAGGACGTGGTAGCTATCCGCGTAGCCAACAAGACGCACTGCAAACAAGGGCATGAACTGTCTCCTGACAATCTGTTGTTTCGCAAGACAGCCAACAACGCGCGTCTATGCAAAACATGTAGTAGAGCCTCAAACGCTAGACGCTACCAGAAGTCAAAACTGCGTGTATGATAGGCTTGCTGCTGAAGACTTAGCACATAATTACGGGAGAGTCAATTGACTGAAGTAGTAGAACTTGATGTTGCAGCCGCAGAAGCCAAGGTTGCAGAGCTGAAGGCACCGGGCAAGTTTGACCTGTCTGCAGCGCTGAAGGGTGCATCCTACCCCACGGAAGCTGTCACCATCTTCCTTGACGGTGAGACTGCGCACGAGCTGAACATCAACTATGACCGGATTGCTGAGCTTGCTCAGGAAGCACTTC